GGGCTTTCCGCCCCGAATGCGACGATGCCGTCCAGGCGGATCGTCATCCTGTGCCGGACCAGCCCGTGAGCATGCTCCGCCTCCTCCGCCAGCGGCCAGATCACGCAGCACGGAAGCTCGGCCGGATCGACCCGCGGCCTTGCGCGGAACACGTTGTCGCCCATGTCTGTCGCATAGGCGGGCGGGGATGCGGTATTGCGTAGAGTCGCGGCCCTCGTGAGAAACTCCTGGATAATCAACTCCCTGATCGTGTCCGACATCAAACCCCCTACAATTTAGACAGTTCGTAATTTATCTGGCGGTCAATATTCGTGTGCATCCTGTCGTCAGCCTTTTTCAGGACCGCGGCCATAACCGGCTCGTTTGAGAGAATGTCAGGAACTCGGGGCCCATATCTCTGCACAATGGGAAGGCGATATTTTTTAGGCAACTTGCCATACGGGAAATTCCGATTGAACGGCTTTCGCTGTCTTTCATGCCATACACGCCAGAACACCCCTTTATGCCCTTCTATCCCTTGATCCATCTGCTGTTTAGACCGGACAACCGCGATAAACGTGCCTGGAATAACGCTCCTGGGATTGCTCCGCTTGACCTGGACGGACACGCCTTTCGTTGTCTGTCTTGCCCCATACTCAATAAGGGGAACCGGCTTTCCTGTGCTGGAAAACACCCCTGAAAGACTCGTTACGCTGGCCTTGACCGTTTTGAAGGTCGCATCCACGGCAGATTTCTTCAATACGATCTCGCTCCGTATCTCCGCAGAGGCGTCGGTTTTCATGCCCGCCAGGCCGTCATTGATCGCCCGCATGCACACACGGTCGGCCGCGCCCGGGATCCCGGCCAGCATCTTTTTCACCTTCGCCATGTCCTCTGCATTGATCTTTATGGTGATCATGTAACCACGACCCTTACGCTAACGCCGTCGTTTTCCAGGACGGCCTGGACCGTGTAGCTCACGCCCCGCACCACGAACACGTCTCCACGATTCGGCTCATTCGTGATCTCCGAGAGAAGCGCATCGATGGTCGTGCCGCGCTGCCACACCTGGGCCTCGACTCCTGTCGGCTGGAGCATGACATCAAAAGTGATGATGGCCTTGCACGACACCGCCGATCCTCCCGCAGGCGTGAACGTGGAGGCATCGCCCAGGGCCGAGATTATCGCCGGGGCCACCGCGCTGTTCATGTTGTCCAGAAAGCTCATACCCACCTCAATCCGGCTGCGTCCGGCCAAAGACCGCATATCGGTCATACTGCTTGAAAAAATCGTTCACGTCCTCCGGCGTCGGGGTCTTGATGTCGCTCAGCCAGGCGTGGCAGTCAGGGTCCAGCATCGCCAGCCATGAAATAGTCTCGCTGCAAAAGTGTAGCCACGGGATGTGCAGGCTGTTGAAATGCAGCAATTTCCCGATGACACCCAGGACATCGTACCGGGTCCGCCATTTGCCCATCGAAAGCCTGCCTTCGATCATTTGCCGGAGCGTCGCCCGTTGCGCCCGGCTCCAATTCGGGTTGTGCCAGAATTTCAGACTGTGCCGCTCGCTGAACTGCTCAAGCGGAAACTCCCGGAACCACCACCATTGCGACGCGAAGAAGCCGGGCCGCCAGTACCACATCATGTGATTCCAAAAACTGTCCGTCACGACGCTGACCATGTGGCCGAAGCTCGACATGTAACCGTTGCTCAAAACGATGAACGGGAACGCATCTTCGGGCAGGGCCGCTATATCCTCGATGCCGACAAGCTGCTGCCGCTGTTCAGGGTTCATTTCGTGGAGCACTTGCCCAATCCTCCGGGATCTTCATGTTTTCCCACTTCTTTTTCAGCGCGGCCTTCTGCTCGATGGTGAGGCTGTCATACCGCGCCTGAAGCGTGTCGAACGCTTTCTTGATGCCCCACATCGCCAGCGTGGTCAGGATTTTCAGGACAATCGGGTTCATTTGACTTCCGAATCCCCGCCGCCCGTCTTGTCCTTGAAGAACGCCCCGATGACGCCCATCGCAGCCAGGCCCGCCGCCACGATCTTGTCAAGCATTTCCGGACTGATGGTAACGCCCGCCGCCGTCAGCAGTCCGATGATTCCGCGCCACGTACTCGCCTCTTTCAGTCTTGCGATGATGTATGCAACCATTTTCAATTACCTCCTTTGTTTTCATCGTCCGAAGTCTTCCGGGCGAAGGCACCCGGCAAGGATCAGCGCGATGATGATGATAAGCACGATGGTTCGACCTGCTAACATGTTAGCGAATGGGATCATGTCCGGTACACTTGGACCCGCTTCGTCCATCCTCTCGCGAATTTCTTCTGCGTTTCGTTGCCGTTCACGATCTTGACGTACTGCATGAACTGGAACCCGTTCAGGCAGACGAACAGCGCACGCGCGTCCTTCTTGCACCATCGGTTGACCGCCGCGATGGTCATGCGGCCCATCACGCCGTCTTCGTCCACGTCCTCGCCCAGGTAATTCAGGGCACGCTGGCAGATCAGCGTCGCCGCCATGCGCCCCATGTTCACAGCCGTGTCGAATATCTCGGCCGCAATGGTCGCGTCCTTTACCTCCCCCAGATGCAGCCGGTCCCAGTAGTCCTTCCGGTAAATCGCCTTCGCTTCTTCCAGACTCAATTCCCGGACATCGGCCCGTATCGGGCTGATGATTCCCCGGCGGATGGCATCCCCGAACACCGCCTCGGTTATCCCGTACTTCGTCTTTCCGCCCCGGTCGTCCGGGTCGTCGGAATAGCCGCCCTCCAGACCGAGCGTCATGTCGAAGGCGTAATCAAATGCCGTCATGCCCTTGCCTCTACCGGATTGGCATCCGTCGCCCGCCTGTTCCAGATGCGCCGGTCGAACCTCATCCGCCGCTCGCCCATGCGGGCGTCCGCTTTCAGCGGGCAGCCGTCTTCTCCCTGGCCCGCGCACATGCAGCAAAAGTTCGCCAGCCGAATTCCCTCACAGATTCCCTTGTCGATTTTCATATTCCCCCCTTTCTATGGCTTCACGATTACCGGATTGACGACCGTCGGCTCCACGACAAACGGCTCCAGGACTACCGGCGGCGGCTGTTCCACGACCGTCGGAGTCGCCGTGTTGTCCTGGGTGCCCATGACGGTGTTCCCCGTCCCGTTCACAATGCCAGTCGTCCCGCCCTGCACCCGCATGGTCGCCGTGCTCTGGCCGCTCACGTTCTGGTTGTAGCTCGTCGTCCCGGCCACCTTGCCCACTTCCTTAACCAGCATTGAGGAGCCCCACAGGAACCCCAGCGGAGCGATGGCGTTGAACGCGGCGGGAACCCATGCAGGCGTGAAGTCCCGGTGCTGGTACTGCCTCGCGAAATCAGCAAGCGGCGCGGGCGGATTGAAGACCTCGAAGCTCTTGACGTTGGAAATGACAATCGGCTCGCCCGCCTTTTCCGGCGTCATGCGGAAAATCGGCTGCGCCTGCTGAAGGGCGGCAACCGCCGTCAGGTGGTCATAGAATGCCTTCTCCGCATCATACTGCCGCTGCGTCATGCAGCCGGTCAGGGCCAGAATTGCGATGATGAACAATGCTTTTTTCATGGTTCCCCCTTTCGTCATTTCTTCGCCGCGTCCGGCAACTCCGACTGTATCGACGGAATGCACGGCCCGTTCGCCTTGATCACCGCCCATATCGCGTTGTTCGCCAGCGCATTCGCCAGGATCAGGAAGATGATGATGCCGATGAGCTTCTTCATGCCTCCGCTCAATAAGTGCGTGGCCCAGGAATCCTGGGACAGGGCATCCAGCCGTTTTGACAACGCCTCCATCTTCTCCGTCAGGCCGTTGTCGATCTTCGCTTTGATGTGCGAGATGTCCGCGCCCATCTGCGCGAGCGAGGCGTGATGTTCGACGACCATCGGACACATTTCGTGGCCTCGCCGCTCGGCCCCGGTATAGCTGCCGCCATGTTTCCGCCTGTCTGGAAAGCCCTCAAATCCGTTCATTTGCCTTCACCCACCCCACACATAAGAACCGCCGGATCCGCCGTCGCCGGTTGGAAGGTCATCCGTAACGCTGATCATCATTCCCTTCGGCGCACACGCACCGGACGCCTTGAACAACCAACCCGTGCCGTTGTTAATGTACGGATAATGCAGCAAGGGAGGATCGACGCCGAGCATGTTTCCAATCACGGATGGATCGGGGACGATGATGTTGTAAATCGCCATGATTTCTTCCCTTGAATTATGACGGGGCGACTGTGCTCAATATCTTCCACGCATAGAGGTAAGTGTACCGGTAAACATTGTCGAAGATCTTATATTCCGATGTTCCGTCCGGCGTTGTTACCCAATCCGATTCGAGCGTGATCGACGTGGCGTCGTTATCCGAGATTTTTCTGATCTGCCCAACGCCCGTGTTGTTCGTGATCACGGCGAATTTCCCGATCAGCGCATCTTCAGTCCATGACTTCGACGAGTCCGTGAGCGTCGTGGCCGTCGCCCCTGTGACAGACGAAACCGGCGGGATGGACATGTCCGACATCACGCAAAGCACATCCCCATAGGTTCCGGCGCACAGAAACGGACCGTTCGCCTTGCTGTATGCGATGGTCCAATTGGCTCCATACATACGCGTAGGGGTCAACGTCCTCAAGCCCGAGTGGATTTGGGCTCCCGAATAATCCAACAGGTTGCTTACGTTATAATAGTTGCCGCTGGCGTTGTTTGTCGTCCCGGCTTCGTTGTAATGGACGAGAGGATACCAATAAGGAAGGCTGTTCGTTACGCCTCCCGTATGTACGGTCCTACCGATGGTCGCGCCGGTTGTATAATTGCGCGGCACGGTTGCAACGAGGATGTGCGTCGAATCCGGGATGGACGATATGAGCAGCCGGTCCCTGCCTTCATAGGGGATGCCCATGATCGTAACGTAAGTCCCGGCACCGAACCCGGAAGACGAAGAAACCGGTATGGAAACATTGTTGCCTGCGGTGATGTCACCCGTTGTCGTGGTCGTCGTCCCATCGATCACATACGGCCAATGCCCGGCGAGAACGATATACCCACTGCTGGCATAAAGCGCGTGCGCACAAAATAAGACCAAATCCTTGTCCCCCGCGAGGATGCAGTTTGCGGTTGCACCACTCCAGTTGAAAGTATTGCTGGCGATCGAGTATGCCGAAACGGTCCCCTCGTGTGTCGAGTCATTCCAATAGAGCCATGCGGTCACTTTCCATTTGCTGGCTGTTTTTTCGCAGTCGAGATATATGTACGGCTTCGTTCCCGATTCCCCGTTTGATTTGTAAACAATCCTGGTAGCGCTTATGGTGTCATGGGCTGTCCAGCCTATGGCAGTCATAAACGCCTGGATCGCCGCCCACCATGCATCGAGGTCAGCGCATCTGAATTCATGTGATTTGTATGCCATTCAATCCCCCTATCTGCTGATGATCAACACCAGCGCCGCCCAGGTGGTGTCGGAGCATGAATCGACGTTGTATCCGATAACATCGCCGGCGCTTATTTCGGTGCTTGTCCAGGTCGTCAGGTTTGTGTCGCTTCCGATTTGTGCCGACGATAGCGTCGGCTTTTCGGTCCCGGCGATGGTGTTGGCGACCGTCGGGATGGCCCCCGCCGCCTTCCACACGTCAATCACAATGGACCCGCTGGGCGATCCGATCAAATACCATCCCGTGATCGTGGCGGCGTAGGGGACGCGAAAGTATCCCTTCACGCCGGTTGTGATGGCTGACCCGCCGCCGTCAATCGTAATGCCGATGCTGGATGTTCCGCCCACGCCCAGGATCGTCTTGGTTTCAGCCAGGGTCTTTTTGGCCCAGGCCACGGGGCTGCCGTCCGCAACGAGGAAGTCGCTTGTGGCGGTCGGTTCTATTTCCATGCCGCCAGCGTCCCCCTTCTCGCCCTTGTACTTCTTCCAAAGGCCCGCAAAATCGGAAGCCTGTGGCGACGGGGAAGTCAATTCGGTGTTCGTGGCAAGGATGGCGATGTAATCCAAGTCCGCATCGAACGTCGTGGTGAATCCCGTCCCGCTGTCGTCCGAGGCATAAGCGATATAAACGAAAGCATCCGCTCCCGCCGCTCCCGCTGGACCGGTCGCCCCGGTCTCGCCCGTTTCCCCTTTGTACTTTTTCCACAGACCGGCAAAATCCGACGCTTGCGGGGACGGCGAAACAAGCTCGGTGTCGGTTGACAGAATCGCGATATAGTCCAGAGCCGCGTTGAACGTGGTTGTGAATCCCGTTCCGCTGTCGTCCGAGGCGTATGCTATGTAACAGAAAGCGTCTGCGCCGTCCGCGCCTGTTGGACCTGTCGGCCCTGTCGGCCCCTCCGGGCCGGTCGCGCCCGTATCACCCTTGAGCCCCTGGACTCCTTGCGGTCCTTGCGGTCCTTCCGGTCCCGTGGCCCCCGTTGCTCCGGTTTCGCCTTTCTCCCCGATGTATGCGAGGCCGCCCAGGGCGGTCAGGACCATGACCTTTGCGCCGTCGAAATGCAGCGAATAGCCCGCCTCAAGCTGGAGGTCTTTTGCGATGAGCCGCCGTGCCGTGCCTGCGGCCGGTAGAAGGTAGAGGTTGACGTGATTGTGCGCTGATCCCGTGTTCACCAGGATGATCGACGTGATGACATCGGTAGAGTCCGCGACATACAGGTCGCCGGTCGTGCCGGGGAGCTGGCCGTCCGCGAGTTGCGTCAGCGCATTGTCGTCCAGCCCATGGACCGTGAAATCGACTTCCGCCGCATTCGTGGCGTCGCCGCGCAGTTTGTCCCCGTTCTCGATGACGATCATTCAATCACCCGCCAAACACGATTGCCCAAAGCATACCGTCCCCGCCTCCGCCCGCTGCGATTGCTGCCGATACGGTCTTGCTCGACGGGATGGTCTTTTCGGAATTCGACAGCGATCCGGTGTCAATTTCCGTTACGGTTTCACCCTTATCGTTGACAATGGAAAGTGCCTGTCCGGTTGCATGGATGGGCGCGGATGCCGTAACGGGATCATGGACAACATCCTCCTTGGCGACCCGCTCCCACTCCTCCGTTTCCGCATTGTACTGCACCAGGTCGCCCTGGAGGACTCCACGCGGGAAATCCTCCTGGGGATAAAAGGCGGGTTCGCCGGCCGGTACTGCACCGGCGACCCGCGTTGACTCGGTGGATTTGTGCCTGGGCATTGCACCCTCGATTATGCCGTGATGTTGCCCAGCAGATAGCCCGCGCCTGCGAAGATGAACGCCTCATCGACGTTGTGCCGCACCCGGATGATGTTCGACCGGGTTTGCTCCTCGCGATAGGACTCCACGACCAGGTTGCTGGGGGAATCCGCCGTCCACAGGAACGAACGGCCGAGGCACGGTTCGCGCAGATCCGCGCCGCCGCCGGACAGCTTGGCGAGCAGGATGTACTCGTCATCCCAGATGTCCGCGATGGTCGTGGACTGACCCTTGGCCTTGCTGTCGTAAATCGCCCCACCGACCAATACCTGATCAACGCCGAAATACTGCGCCAGCAGACGGCGTTTGGCCTCCTGACCGCCGATCTCGATGGGGTTGGTGTAGCGGAAGGCGTCCTTCAGCTCTTTCGACTTGAGGACATTGGTGAAGACCTTGTAAGTCATGGCGATGGCGTTGGGCAGAAGCCCCGTTGCCGCCCGCATGGCCTCTTTCGCCGTTTCTACGTCCGCGTGAGGCGTGCAGGATGCCGCCGTGCTCCATTCGGTCGCGACGTTGGACGTGTTGGTGATGTTGGACGTGTTCATCACCAGGCTCGCGATGCGCTTTTCCTGGCCGCGCAGCAGGATGTCAACGGCCCGCATGTTGGCGACCACTTCCGAGTCGAAGAACCGGCGGTAAAGGGCCGCTTCAACGTCGTCAATAGCCTCCTCCCAGCCGTACTCGACACAGGCATAGGTGCCGGTCTCGAACTCGTAATCCGACCTGGGATACGCGGCCCTGGGCGCACGCTTGGTTTCCTGGAGCTTCAGCAGGGCCTCGGTGGGGATTTTCGGATAGTCCGCGCTCTGCTGCGGGACCTCGAAAATCGGAAGGATGCTCAAGCCGATGAAGCCCCTGCGGTCGGCGTCGAGCATGTATTCATACGCCAGCGTCGAAAGATCGGGACGCTGGAGCGTGGTTGCTGATGTGGGTCTTGGCATTTTTCGTTCCTCCTTGTGTGTGTGGGTTGCGGGGCAAGAAAAAAGCGGGCATGAAGATGGTGAAGGCACCTTCACTTGCCCGCCTGTTTTCTTCTTGCGCCGCCTCCGGTTGATCAGACCTCGGGCGGACCCCAATTTTTCAATGATCCGTTAGGTCGTAAGGGCCTTCCGGGTTGCTTCCAGCCAGATGCCGCACAGGTAGAAATCGACATCGCCCAATTCCGTGTCCTTGGGATGCAGCACCAGGGTCAGGGCGCTGGGGGACGCCGGAACATCCGCAG